TGCGTTGGAGAAGTCCCCGTAGAGGGGAGTTTCGTTGTTGAAGGGAGGGGCCTCGCCGGAGACGCGGTGGCGCTCGACGATGGTATTGATGTTGGTGGAGTCCTTGAAGGACTGCTTGGTGCGGGAGCGTTCCCCGACGGGAGTTGTGACGCGGGACATGGTTATTTCCTCATGGGTTGGGTTACGGCTTTGTAGCCGGTTGCGGCTGCGCCGACGGCCTGGGCGCCAATTTGGACGCCACGGCCTGTGTTGGCCCAGTTCAGTTGGAACTCGCGGTTTTTCATGATTTGCGAGTTGCCCTGGGGAGAGAGGTCATATTGCTTTTTCGCTTCGGCTTCAGGAATGCCGGCGCGGGTGAGGAGGTCTTGTCCCCACGTTTGCTGTTTGAGAGCTCGGGTGTAGTTGATTTGCTCTCGGATGAGTTCGGTTTGGGGGTCGAGTTTTGCGCGCTGTTCGTTGGCCTTGACGGCCGCTTCGACGCCTTTGGCTGTCGCAGCGGAGAAGTCGGGCATCGAGGGGATGGAAGCCCCGGATACCGACCCCCCGATGCCCTGTGTAGCGGCGAGGATCGGGTTGAGGCCTGCTTTACGCATGTCGGCCATGGCCCACCGGTAGCGGTGGCGGTACATGTCCGCCGCGAAAGAGCGGGCCTTGGCGCCTTCGGCGCTGGAGGAGATGGCGGAGATGGCTCCGCCTACGAGACCCCCTGCGGCACCGCCAGCGGCGGCTGCCCACGCCATTTAGAAGTGGTCGATGAGTCCGGGCACGCCGTAGGTGGGCATGGGCCGGACGCATTTGTAGCCGAAGAAGGCGTCGAGGATGAGGTGGGGTTCGTTGTTGATTGCGATGGCTCGCTGAATGGGAGGGTTTTCGATGATGAACTCCTCGTTGAGGAGAGGTGCACTGGCGAAGTCCTGTGAGAGGTGCCAGGTGTCCAGAGAGACCTGTGCGTTGGAACGCATGCGGTGAGTGACGATGGACGACTTGTAGCGGTATTCCGCGTAGCGTTCCTGGTAGCCGAAGACGTCCTCGTCGGAGGGGTTGCCAGCCAGGAAGATTTCCTTGTTGAGGACTTCCTGCTCGCCCAGGTGGGCGAACGCGGGCCAGTAGTAGTCGAAGCGAGTCCGCCTCGAGTACATGCGATTGAGGCCCTGCTGGTAGTTGAGATCGGCGCGAGCGGCACAGAGGCCGAGGATTACGCCGTGCTCGGTGAAGGATTTGATGAACCCCTTGCCATTGAAGGCAGAGGTTCCATAGCCGGCCAGGTGGCCGAGGGGCTCCTCGGGAGCGGCGCCCGTCGAGGAGGTGTTCGCGACCGGATTTACGGTGATCACCTGAGTGGATCCCCCGAGATATTCGGGGCGCTGGAGTCGTGCGTCCGGAGAGGTGACGCCGAAGTGAGAGCGGACGATTTCGGTGTAGCGGCTGCCGCCGCGTGCGTCGCGCTCGAAGAGTTTCTGAATTTGGAAGGCCTCGCGGAGGTTGTTGATCGTCGCGGCGGTCGCCTGCGACATGTCTCCGATGAGGCCTGTGTCGGAGGTCCAGTAGATGGGGTCGCCTGCGTTGCCCTGGCCTGCGGACCAGTTGAGGCGAAGGTCGCCGTCGGTGCCCGACGGAGTCCCCATTTCCCAGACGGCGTCGTCGATGTCCGGGCCGGCGCCCGGGGATTGGAAGCGAGGGAAGGCTTGGTCGACGCCGAAGGCGGGGTCCGGGATGATGGGGATGTCCTGCCCGAAGGGTAGCGAGACCGCTGTTCCTTTCTGAGGGAAGGGTAGGCAGGAGGTGAAGTAGTCGTGGCGCTTGCCACGCTTTTGTAGGGGGTGGTCCCCTTCGTTGTCGGGGCCGTCGTCGACGTCGATGACCACGGAGTCCTGGAGATTCTGGTCGCGGAACCAGTCGTTCCAGATCAACGAATATGCTCGATGCCAGAAGGCGGATACGAGAGTCGTTGGTATTTGAGTCGGCATGCCGAAGTAGTCGGCAATGCTCCCCTCGTCGAAGCCGTTTCCGTCCGAGATGATTTGCGGAGTGAGGAAGTCGGTCGAGTCGTCAGGGTTGTCCTGCTCGCCCATGAACTTTTCGAAGTTCTCCCAGAGGAGGCGGAGCGGGACGAAGAAGAAGAAGGTGTCGAGGTACATGTTGTCCATCATGGGATGGATTGGGGTGGCGAGCCGGGCGAAGGTGTTGAGGTTCAGCGACATGGTATCGCCGGGCATGGCCTCGTCCGTGAAGATCGGTACGAGGTCGCCGAAGGATAGTGTGGTTTTGACCCCGCATGATCGGTTGAAGGAGCTGCGGGGAATATTCGCCTTGGGTATTTGAGCGAAGGAGTGTTGGCCTGAGGTGCGCCCGCCGGGCGCGGTGGTCTGACGATTCCTAACGGGCATCGTTTTCCTTTCGGAGGTCAGCGGTTACCCGCTGTGCCGATTCTGAGAGGGTTTCTTCGAAGCCTGAGCCGTTGTTGCGGCGGGCGATTTCCTCGGTTTGCAGCATCGCTGCTTTGATGTGGTGAGCGTAGGCGATATGGACGAGGCCGCCAGTCTCTAGAGAGCCGTCGGCCTGGTCGAAGGTGCCCACCAGCCAGAGAGTGTAGTCCTCGGCATGGCGGGCGAAGGAGTGCTCGGTGTCCGCGATGGCCGCGGTGAAGTTTCGGATGGCGACGCCATCCGTTGGGGCGAAGAAGGGTTGCAGGTAGGCAGCCGCCTTTTCATCGAAGACGGTGTAGAGATTGAGTGTCATATTTGGATGTTCCAGTGGGTTAGAAGTTCGAGAAGAATTTCGATTGTCAGGAGGGAGAGGATAAGGGTCTGTTTGTTTGAAGATTTCATGTGGTTAGTTTAGAGGCAGTATGTGTTGGAGTTCCAGTTAAGGGATTCAGGTTGTAGGAGAAGAGGGGGGTTTTGCTTTCGTGAGGTCGTATGTAGTTATTGCTCTGGCGCGAGGCCGGTTCCCGCCCTGCTTTGGTTGAATTTTTGAGTCCTTATTTTGAGTTCTTCGATGGTAGATAGGCGCTCGGGTGTTTCGAGGCGTGAGTGTTTTTGGCGGCGTTCTTGGAGTTCGGAGAAGCCTACGGGGTTTTCGATGTCATAGAGGGCATCGTAGTATTTGGGGATGCGGCATTTGAAGCCGTTGATTACGGCATAGCCGTCCGGGTAGAGGTCGTCGCGGTACTTTTCGTACCAGGAGCGCCCGAGGCCGGGGCGCCGCGACATGGTTGAGTAGGGAGGCTTTAGAGGGGTGATTTCCCCGGTTGAAGCGTCCACCCTCTGATAGTGCTCCTTGCCTTGGTCGCCATAGAGTTTCTTTTGAGTGTAGGACGCTGTGTACATTGCGGTTGCGTAGTTGAGTTCGCCGATGGCGACGATTCCGTGACCCCAGGTTTTTTCTAGGGAGTCGGATCGGTAGAGGCAGTGGCCGTTTTCTGTTTTCCAGTACCACTGGTCGGAATAAAAGGATATTCCAAACATGAGGCTATGCAGATGAGGTCTCCCGTAAAGAGGGCCATATTCACCACAGTGGTAGTAGCGGAAGGGGCCCCGGGAGTAGCGGAGTCGCTTCGCGAAGTCCTGCCAGTGGGAGACGTCGAGTGAGCTGTCTTTTGGTAGATGCTCATCGTCGTAGGTCAGAGTGAGGAAGCTGTTGTGCTTGTGCATTTGAGCTTCGTGAGCGCAGCGGACTCCCCATGCTGCCGAGTGTTTGGAGCGGCAGTGGGGGCATTGTCCGCAGGCTATGTGTCCGTCAGCATGTCCTGCTGTCGGAGAGAAGGAGATTTCGTAGTTGGAGTCGCGGTAGACCGGGATGGGTCGAGTGCAGGGCATTGTTTCATGCAGGCATTGCACATGACGATCAGCTCGGAGCTGCCGTACATGGGGATCCATTGAGAGGATCGGGGTTTGATTTTGCCGCAAGACCAGCAGTTGGGCCATTTGGGTTTAGGGGGTCCAGTTGTAGGCATAGACCCCTGCGGCGATGGGAAGTGCGACTCGGAAGATTTGGAGAGCGACGTAGAGAAGTGCGGCGATGCCTAGGAGCTTCATCTTATATACGCCAGCCTCCGCGCATCGGTCGGGAGGCAGTGTTGCGGCGAGAAGTGCGGGTTCCCCGTCGGAAGTTTCGCTTGGAGCCGCGTCGGCTCATGCGCTTGCGTCGTCTCATTGTTAGGTCTCCTTTGTTTGATGTTAGCACCTATTCGGTGCTTTGGGTGTTGTTAGACTGTTTTAATCAGTCTGATACTAGAGAAGGACAGGTAGGGACGTATCAGGCTGAAGGGTTCGAGGGCTCGACGGGGGGCTCCGGAGTGATGCCCGCTTCGACGGGCTTGGGGTCCGGAAGGGCCGGCGGCGTGGGGGTGAACTCGGGACCGAGATCCAGGCCGGCCTTGTGCAGGGTGTCTTTGCCCTGCTGGGTTTCGAGCATTTCGAGGAAGCGGACCGGTGAATTGTCAGAGGCGTCGCGGATTGTTGCTTTGAGCGTCGCGAAGCTGTCCTCTGCCGCGCTTACGCGGTTCATGGAGGAGTGGAGGTCCGTTGCGTTGGAGAAGTCCCCGTAGAGGGGAGTTTCGTTGTTGAAGGGAGGGGCCTCGCCGGAGACGCGGTGGCGCTCGACGACGGTATTGATGTTGGTGGAGTCCTTGAAGGACTGCTTGGTGCGGGAGCGTTCCCCGACGGGAGTTGTGACGCGGGACATGGTT